CCTAAAGGAACAGGTTTATTAGAAGTTCTTGGTGCAACAAACCCAGGTTCAATTCAACTTAACTGTGAATCTAACTCTCACGGTATTAAACTTACATCACCCCCACACAGTTCTGGGCAGTCATACGAACTTAAATTTCCAACAGGAAACGTAACAGCAGACAGATTTTTAAAAGTAGCTTCAGTATCAGGTTCAGGCACAACAGGTGTTGGACAATTATCATTTGCTGAAGTATCAGGCGGAACCTCTTGGCAAGCAGTAAAAACTTCTACATTTACAGCAGTAGCTGGTGAAGGTTATTTTATTAATACAACATCTGGTGCAATAGAAATGGATTTACCTGCAGGTAATATTGGAGATGAAGTTTCCTTTATAGATTATGCAGGAACATTTGATTCAAATGCTTTAACCATTGATCAAAATGGAACAGAAAAAATTGCAGGATCAACTGATCCTTTAGTAGTATCAACAGAAAGAGCAGCAAATACTTTGGTATACGTAGATAG